TACGCTTCCTGTGGAAGTTGTACCGCCACCTCCATTCGCAGAGTAGCTTGTAGCGCCTTGTGTAATTCCATCAGCACCGCCGCCACCCCCATTGCCTGAGCCACCGCTGGATGTTGTGCCACCACTACCAGTGGTGCCCGGCCTAGCAAGACCCCAAGAGCCAAATGATGTGCTTGTGCCATCATTACCGGCTGCACCCGAGGTGTCATCAGTGGTTCGTGCGGCACCGCCTGTGCCGCCAGCGCCAACAGTAACTGTTTCCGTGCCGCCCAACGCAGCGGCGGGTATCCACAATTCGGATCTTCCGCCAGCACCGCCGCCGCCGCCGCCAGAAGCGGCGGTGCCAGCAGAACTTAACGCTCTACGGCGCCCAGACCCGCCACCACCGCCGCCACCAAACATCAAGACATAAACCAGTTTCGCGCCTGCTGGCCTAGTCCATGTAGATGTGCCAGTAGAAGTGAACTCTTGGATGTCTGCGCTGACATTGCCCCAGGCAGCCGCAGCATTGGGGCCGGCAGAAATCAAGCCTTGCCCAGATGTTCCTAGATTATTACTAGCAACAACTGCATACTCTCCAGGATATGTGACAAAAACATCTTTGCTGTTTGAGCTAAAGTTAACGGCAGATCCGCTATTGCTAGACTCCAAAACAGTATCTCTGCTCAGGGTAGTTCCGCTTGACGTATATGTGCCGATCCCAACCTCCCAAGTACCGGCAGCAGAGTCGACTATTGCATAAAAAGTCGTGTTACCGTTACCAATGACAGAAAAGGACTGATAACCAGAAGCTGCACCAGCAAGCGTAACTGTGCCCGTGCCGGCTGTGGTGGTTGTTTCTTTTACCCTGTCTTTTATCACCAAAGCCATATCAATACCTCAAGACAGAAATTCGCCTAGACGAATACCGCATCAATCACAAGAAACGCTCAATCAAGTCAGAGTAACGTCAAGATCGCCAACAGGAATGCGCAACACATCACCATCGTTGATGGTGCGCGAGGTGCTAAGAGCAGCCCAGGCCAGCATATTGCCGCCTGTAGACGCATCGAAGATCGCAGCCCAGCCAATCGAACCCCAGTTACCGCCAGAGGCCGCAGGGAACTCGATAGCCGCCGAGTTGGTGGCGTTCGTTGGCGAGGTGCCTGAAACCGTGATCGTGCCGGTTGCAGTGCGTGCATAGCCGTTGCCGGACACCTCAGTGCCGCCACCAGTGTCAGAAGGCGCAGCAGTGAATAGTCCCACGAACCACGCAGTAGGCCGCGTTGCGCTGCCAGTGGTCAAGAGCCAAGTGAGAACTAGGTTCTCGGTGTAGTCGGTAAACGATGACATTTCAACACTCCTTTATCCAAAAGTCCTAGCCCGCATCATGATAGCCCCGCCAGATGTCGCGCCGCGATCATCTGCAACCTGTATCGCCTCTAAGGCACTTGTGTACATTGAAGACCACACAGGAATCCTTGCATCATCCTTAAGGTATGGCGATGCCTGCATCAGCGAGCCATAGAGATACACATCAGGCGATGATGCCAGCAACCAGTTAGAGGACACGGTACTTGATAGCTTCGTGAGTTTCGCGTAGTAAGTCAATTCTGCCGTGTAGCTGTTGTCAGGCACAGGCAGAACCCGAATCTGGCCTCCAACGATGCTGAAGTATTGAGGCTTGCCAGGAGACAGGTATCTCGTTGACTTCATCAAGTCCATCGCATCAATCGAATCAAACGCCAGAGCCGTCACCGGGTTTGTGTTGAGCTTGATCGACTTGGTTTCCAAGAAGTCGGCAGGAACCGCGCTGTATTCGGTATCGATTGCAGCCGTAGCCCTTACGATCATCTGACGGGTGCGCAAAGTCCTCTCAATCTGCGCCTCGGCCAGAGAGATAAAGTCAGGCACCACCGCCGTCAGATCGGTTCGGTTGAGCCAATCCGCGACAGACGATTTCAACTCGTTGTAAGTGGTCAGGGCCATTACGATTCCCTCGCTTTTTCCAGATCCTTGATCGCCCAAGTGTGGTCATGCTTGAACTCAAAGGTTCCGACATGGCCGATCTCTTTCGAGACATCATGGTCGATCCAGATTTTAAAGCCAGCATCGCGGGATTTTTTACAGAAGAACACATCTTCGCCGATATAGCCGCGCTTGTCATGCCGCCAAGGGGTTTCATACCACGGCTCGCCCAAAGCCTTGAAGACTTCAGCCTTAATCATCATCACGCCCATGCCGACTGAGCCAACTTCTTGCAGGCCAGTGCTTTCTGGCATTGTCCAAACAAGCTCACGATCCCCGTTTTCCTTGTAGATCTGAGCAGTCGGGCCTGTAGGCATACGCCTACGCGCACAGTTCGTAGCCACGATGTCAAGGTCATGCTTGAGCAGCCGCGAGATCATGTCCTGCGGGAAACGCATGTCGGAATCCACGAACAAGATATGCGAGCAGCCCTCGCGCATCGCGTCAAGCGTTAGCTCGGCACGCTGATTGGCAATCAAGGTGCCCTCGGAAATCTTGAGAGATACCGCATCATTCGTGTTGAGTGTGTGATAGCAAACCATGTTCACCAAGTCGTAGGTGAACATCGTATGCACCATGTCACGCGCAGGCGTGCAGACCGCGATGTAGTTGGTCTTCATACCTTGCCCGGCCTCACGCGGAAGTGGCGATTTTCTGGATCGTTGAGCCAGCGTTTAATATACGCTTCATCGTCCAGCTTACCTTCTTCCTTCATCTTGTAGTAAAGGCTCAGAGGGATAGACGCTACGCGGGACCACTCCCCCCAGCGTGCGCGCTCATCCACCTGATTAAATTCGTCCTTGTTCTCCTCGATGATCGCAGTGACATCCTGTTGAGTCTGGATCGTCGCTTCGTCTTTTTCCGAGTCGTAGTGCCATGTCCTAGTGATCCCGAGATCGGGGTTCACATCAAATAGTTTTTTGTCTGTCATCGTTAAAAAGGGACCGGGTTTCCCCGATCCCTCCGTTGCTTCGATTAGGAAGTCACAAGGTCTGCTGCCAAACCGTGAGCGTTCTCAGCCAGAACCTTCAGACCCCACTCGACGATCAGCATACGCTTTTCAGCGTCGCCGGTCTTAGCAAGTTCGACCTGCTGGTACGGACGAAGAACAACCATCTTCGCGTAATCGGGATCGATCACGAAGGCGTCACGCTCGCGCTGGAAGCGGTTGGGGACCACTTGCACGTTGCCGAAATCCGACACATAAATGTCGGCAGCACCGATGATGGTGGCAGGGCGCGCACCGCCGTCGATGTTGAAACGCGAAGAAGCGATACCGGCAAAGCCAGAAACACGCTGCTTGTTGACCGGGCCGGTCATCAAGATTTTGGGCGTGCCGCCTTGAGTCCAAACCTTCTGAATCACATTCTTGAGAATGGTTTCCGTGAAGGTACGCACGGTCCCGTCAGTACGGCCCAGCGTGGGCAGAGTCGTATAAGTCGGGTTAACGCCGTTCGTGGTGTCATAGTCCACGTTGGTCTTGATGAAGGCTTGCAGCGAGGCGCTAGTGCGAGCAGCAGTGGTGCTACCAGAGGTGGTACCAGCGTTGTTCAGCATTGCGAACTCTTGATCGCGCTTCAGCTCAGAACTGCGCTTTGCAATCTGATACGCAACCTCAGAGCGCCGACCAGCCTTGTTCACCACCTCTTCGGTGTTGGACAGGACGATGGTCTTGCGCGAGATCTGCGCATAGTTTTGCAGACGCACAGTTGCCGTCACAGAGTCGAAGGACGTAACGTCATCACCCTCAAGCTGTGCGTTAGCAGCAGCAGCGGCCAGAGTGTCAGTCTGCCACTCATAGAGAGTGTTGGTCACGTTCTCACGGCCAATGTTGGACATGAAAGGCGTTTCTTCGGGCGCAATGTTGGTGATGACATTGCTCAGATCTTCACGAATACCCTTTGCAGAGTAAGTGGTGAAGGTATTGGTCACGATAGCCATGATTTACCTCATTTCAAAAGAAGTTCAATTGCGGAGGCCGCATCTTCGACGCGACCCGTTTTGGCAAGACGCTGTTTTGCTCGAACACTATCGCTCATCTGTGAAACCCTCCCCGCTGCTCCAGGCTTGGCAGGTCTGGGTCCGTTGTTCGTAACCGGCTTGATGACTTGGCGCTTGGCCTGCATCTGATCGTAAAGCGCCGCCTTACGAAGAGCCAGAACTACACGGTGGTCATAAATGTTCCCAAGTTCTTGAGGTGTAAATCCCATCTTCTGACCGAATTCGATCAGCATGGTTTTCTCGGCCTTGGCCTTGGCCGGGTCTTTCCATGACGGAACCGCTTCAAGCAATGCATGCGACTCCTTGACCTTGACGGTCTGAAGTTGCTTGACTTGCTCTTCCTGCGCGATCTGAAATAGGCGCTGCTGTTCAGCATCAATAGCAGCAGCCCGCTCCTTGTTGTCGCGCATCACCTCGCGCTGCCGCACATACTCGATGGGGTCTTCACGGTAAAGACGATCCCAATCAATCTGTGGCTCGGCAGCAGCCTTCACTTGCTCACTTAACGCACCTAACAACTGAGCATATTGCTCTCGCTCGGCCCGAATCGCTTGCAACTCAACTTCGGCAGCTTTACGCACCTCGGCCACTTGCTGCGTCTTTCGGGTGTAATCCTGAGTCCTCGAATAGCCCTTCTGAAGTTCATCCAAGCTAACCTCGATCTCCTTACCGTCAACCTTGACGGTGAAGACTTGGGGCTTGTCGTCCTCCTGGGTGTCTTCTTCTAACTCGGATTGTTCGCCATCAGTCTCTTCGCTGGATGCGTCTTCAGTATCCAGAGAATCATCAGATAGCGCCGCAGTCTCCTCCTCATCGGATGAAGACTCTTGCGTCCCGCCGCCGTCCTGTTGTCCCTCTTCGGGCAGTATTGCTGCGAGTGCTTGGACCGCTTGGTCCATATTCATGGGGCCAGATGGCGCACTTGCCTGGGGCGTGGGTGCATTCATTGGTCAAATTCCTTTATTTGTTTTGAACCCGCTCAATGGCGCGCTGCGCCACCTTGCCGTTATCAATCACCTTTGTCAATTCGGTTCTCAAGTTGTCAATGGCCTTGAGCATTGCCCAGCACTGTTCGCGCTTGGTAGTCTCTTCTGCCCTCGTTGACTTGAAAACCCAAAGCTGATCGTTCTCCAGTTTCGTCAGCGCAGCAACCAAAGTCTCGTCCTCTAGTATCTGCTGCGCCTTCCTTCCTTTCCTTACTGCTTCTTCATCACTCATTGAGCCATTCCATTTAGGTTGATTGGTACAGGCTGCATCTGCTGCGCCTGCGCTGCCTGCACAGCAGATTGCACGATGGCGCTCTGCTGACGCATTGCCTCACGGTCCATATTCTGCGCTGCCATCAATTCGGCATTGCTGATCTGGGTGCCATACTTTAATTCAAGCTCGTATTTTTTCAAGAGGAAATCCTGAGCCAGTTGATCGCGCCGGTAATCGTCGTCGCGCATCATCTCCTCGCGCTTCAATTCCAACTCGGCAGCTTTCTTCTGGATGTCAGCTTGAATGGCTTCAGCCTGCACCCCCGCCAATACCTCCTCGGGCGTCGGCTTTGGCTCTGCCTGCGGCACTTGAAAGTCGGCTGGCACCATCTGGAAATACTGCGACGCATCCTTGAACCCTGACAACTCGACCACCTTCTGCAAGGTGCGCGAATACATCTGAGGCGTTACCAAAGGATTG